AGTAGCAACCAAAGGAAAATGTAGACCAGTGAAAGCCAGCCAATAAACAGCAACGCCGCAAAAGCATCGAGTATCAAGTTGCACACATTGCAGCATCCGTAATACATCATCTCGATTCAGCCCCATGCTTCGCAAACCTAAATCTTGGCGGGGCGAATACCGCCAACCGATCGGGCCAACCTGCCGCTAATCTGTTGCGTATTCTAGAATCCGTAGCGGCACCCTCTTCTAGCGACCACTCCGACACGCATTTACTCACTCCGTCTATAGTGAGAATTCTATTGCTGGTTCTGTTTCTGGCTTGCTGCTGTTTTGTAGCCCACCTGCAATTGTCCTTACTGTAGCCCTTTGAATTGTCTATGCGATCAAGCGTAGTGCCATCTGGCCTCTCGCCCATGTCCTCAAGAAACGCCTCAAAGGAAGACTTCCACTTGTCGCAGACAGTTACACCCTTTCCGCCGTAATACCTGGAAGGGTTTTCGCATTCAGACCTGCATCTCCAAATCATAGAGTCCCAAGTCTTAAACGTTGGGGTCGAGGTCATGCCGTGCTTGTTCTTCTGGCATCCGCAAGAGATACTCTTGGCCGCTACATGGCAAGCCATTTCCTTCTCACAGCTGCAAAACCCGCACTTGTAAATTGATCTCTGCTGGTAATACTGATTCCCGCTTGCCGAGACGATCTTTACTTGATACCTGCCAGACGATTGATACAATGCCACAATCGGCTCCTTGTGATGAAAGGTGTTGATCTGAACCCTGGATGTACCACCATCGCAGGGTTCTTTTATTATACAAACAATCAGCAAAACCGCTAGGCTTACCACGATTCAGCAATCCTTCGGTTTAAGTCTGCAATCTCTTTTTCGCGTCCAGTAAATTCAGCCGGAAGTTTCATTTCGTCAATCGCTGAATATACCTTGTCCATGCCCTCTCGGAACTTCGCTCCCGCATTCGCCGCAATAAACTGTGTCCATTGCTCTTGGTTGACGATCTCACGCTTTTCGATCTTCGACGCCGCCTCAAGGAATGCCGCTCGGTACGCCGCTCGAATGTTGGGCAAGGTCGAAGCGACAACGCCCTTGATATCAGCGGGCTTTGGGTCAACGTTAGCAGGCTTTTGCAATGCAAAATAGATTGCACCCGCTGCGATGATCCAAGGTAGCCAACTCGATTCAGGTTTACTCATCGTCGCTGCTCTCTGCTTCGATCTCTGCCTCTGCGTAGAGTTGAGCCGCTGATGGAGCGTTACCGTATTGGGCCTGAGGAATCGCCGACAGAAAGCCGTTCTCCTTCGCCCAGAAATACAACCGGATCGCCATTTGAACCAGCATGATAACCGTCACTGGATCGAGTCCGTAAACGGTCTTAGCGTGCTGTCGGTATGCCATTCGGAATGCTTGACGATCTCCGCCAGTCTCGTTGTAAATCTTGATCGCGTCGTCTGGACGCCAAGCCGTTTCGCATCTTTTGAATAAACTCACTTTGCCACCTCATCAGGCTTAGGCAAAGGTCGGATCGAATCGCCCACGATCCACGCTCCAACAGCTAGCACGATCTGCTGGATTTGATCTTCCGTTAGTGGTACTCGATCCTTTAGCGCGACAACGGCAACGACCGCAGCCGCTGCCCAAAAACGTTTCGACTTTAGTAAGTCTTGCATATTACACCCTCCCTTGGTTACTCGCATTGTAGCAAGTGCGGAAGGGATTGCAAACTTTGCTTAGATGATAGACCGCTTCCTCAAATCCTCAATCCAAAACTCCCCATCCTTCGCTTGCGTCTCCGCCGCGTAAACCGCAACGGCCAACGCCGCCCAGTAGTGACTGCTGACGCCGAACAATGGCCCTGGTGCTTTCTTTGTTCCGACAACACCAAAGCGGTCAATTAGTGCTTGGCGAATATTCGCATCCTTTGCTTTCACGGAGTTGCACAAGTGCATTTTCACCGACTTCCTTGGAACCAGTCGCACCTCCGTGCCAATCGTCCCCGCTAGCCATCCGATACCGGCCACCGTGCGAAAGACTTCTTGTCCGACCGCCATACCGTAGGATTCGATCCACTCACAAGCAACGGTGCGAACCTTTGCAAGCATGTCGCGTTTCTCTCGTTCGGTAAAACGAATGAAACTCGAAAACGTGTCGAGTTCGACAACCCGATTCTCATCCGCATCCCACCACACAAACGCATGCTCCTTCGGCCCTGGGTCAATGCCTAGAACTATGTTTTTACTCACTGGCTGCCTCCATCTCTTTAATCGCTCGATCCAAATACCACGCCGCTTTACGCAAGTCCTCGATGCCGCCTTTATTGTCGCATCGCCACAGGTACTTCATCACGTTGCCCGTGCAATACTTGACAAATCCGCTTCCGGTTGCCGCTTTGATTGCCTCGATGCACTCGATCCCGCCTTGGTTGTAATGCGGTGGATGATTGACGTTGTCAACTGTCAAGCATTCCTTGACGGTTGGGGAAGGCTCGACTAATCGCAAGTCGTATTCGTGAAAACTAGGAATAAACTTTCCGTCGAAATTAACGTTCACTAACACATTGCCGCGAGATGCAACTTGCTCGGCTACTACTCCAGTCGAACCGTAAAACGCACTTTCCTTGCGGGTAGGTGTAACCCTGTCACCTACGTTGAACCTAAACATACACTCGCTCATTTTTTCTTTCCTCTCAAAACTGGATTATCCGGTCTGACGAACTTCGCCAGTTCCGCTCGTAACTCTTCGCTTCGATCTCGAAACCGCGTACGGTCTTTCGCCGTTTTCGCAAGTTGCGATTGCAGCGACTTGATTTCGCTCGTTTGCTCTGCGAGCAACGCTTGTAGATGCTCGATCTCTCGAGCCATGTCCGTTAGGCTGATCGTCATTAAAAGTCTCCGTGAAATGTTTCCGCGTCTTTGAATACATCGCTAAACCGCTTGCCATCAAACTTAAGGTTAAACCTCCCTACCTTGCCGTTACGCTGCTTCTCCAATAGCACTGAGGCATCTTGAGCGTCGCGGCTTTCGCGGTGCAATAGCATCACGATATCGGCGTCTTGCTCGATTGCTCCTGAGTCTCTAAGCATGTTGATACTAGGCTCTTCGCCCTCCGCCGCCCGTCCAAGTTGGCATAGCACCAACAACGCGATGTTAAGCTGCTTGCTCACCCTCGCAAGTTCGCCGCTGATCTGTGTAACTCTCTCGTAAATCTTTTGATGTGGACTCGATCCGCGAATAAGCCCAAGGTAGTCAACGATTACCAGCCTTACTCCACGCTTAGCAACCTCTGCCCTTAACCGCGATTCGATCCGTGCCATCGAGATACCCGCCGCTTGCCACACGTAAAGCGGTAACTGCTTCGCCTCGCTGCATGCCTTGAGCATTCGCAAGCAATCCGCATCCGTGTAACTTGCGTTCTGCATTTCACTGATACGCATGTCGGCATTCTTTACGAATTGCCGCTGGCCGATCTGCTGATTGGACATTTCGAGCGATACGAATAGCGTCTGATCGTTGTTCGCCGCGGCGTTTTGAGCGATATCCATTGCAAGAGCCGACTTGCCGATTGACGGTCTAGCGGCAAGGATCGCGTATGATCCAAGCGGTATTCCGCCACTTAGGGCCATGTCAATCTCACGAAACCCAGTCCGCACTACCGCCGCCGTTCGCCTGTTGGCTCGTGCATCTTCTAAAGTCTCCAAGTAATCGCCCATCAAGTCACCAAGATGCTGAACATCTTCGCCGCCAATGCTTTTGGCTTTGAGCAATCGCTGTTGAGCGTTACTGACAACGCTATCTGGATCGAATGCCAACGATGAAGCCTCTGATACGCCCCACTCCAAAGCCAACAACACCCGCCTGCGCTCTGCCCATTCCGCTACCTGCTCTGAGTGGTAGATGATGTGGCCGGGCACCGTTTTCGTAACGAGGTCGGCGAACCCAACATCGCCGCCGATCTTGTCAAAAACTCCACGCTTGCGAAGTTCTGAAAGCATCACCGATTCGCGGTGAAACTCAACGCCATCTCGAGCCATCGCTTGAAACGCTTGCCAAGCGTCCGCCATCGGTTGATGAATGAAGTCGGAAGCGTCTAAGGCATCAGCGACCGCGTAGAAGTCTCCTGGTCTGAGGATGATGCCAGCAATCAGCTGCTCTTCGATTGCCTTGCATGTCTCAAAGTGGCTTGGATGTAACGGCATTAGGCAGGCTCCCAGTTTTCGTCAATTACAGG